AGTGTTGCCAGCAAATACATATATGCTTTATTTAACGCAAGCGGCAGACTTTACAGTAGCGGGTGACTGGACAGTGTGTTCAGAATATCAAGATGCAGCACCAAGTTTATTCTTTGGCGACGATACTACCCTAACGGTAGAGGAAGCCTGCGATTAGCAAAACCTATTAGAAAAGATCAATCAATAGTTTACGTATTACTTAAATGCGGCAATAAAGGAGGGAATGTTATGTTATTACATATCAATAACATAACTATAAAATACTATGGCTAGACCAAAGAACGCATCCAACAAAAGTAAAGAGTTTTTGTCAAACCGATTAAAGGCGATGTATGGTGATGATTTTGATCCAATTATGAGAATGGCTCAGCAAGCTATGCGGATACACGGGCAAACTACAGATGTATCAGACATTAATGACTTAAAGGCTTCAATAGAGGCTTGGGATAAGATTGCGCAATACACTACACCTAAGCTTAAAGCGCTTGAACTAAGCGGAGAGTTGCAGCATAAACCACACGAAGACTGGCTGGACTTGCTAGATGGCCAATGATGTAGAGCTAGCAAAGCGGAAGCGATTAAAAGACGATCTTACGTTTTATGCCAAGAACTGCCTACAGATACGCGGAAAAGAAAAAATACAGCATTTTGCGCTAAACAAGGCGCAGCTTTACATCCATGAGATTCTGGAAAAGCAGTTAAAAGAAACCGGCAGGGTTCGCGCTATTGTATTGAAGGGTAGACAGCAGGGCGTATCGACTTATGCAGAAGCTAGGTTTATATGGAAGGTCACTCACTCTAAAGGTGTAAGGGCGTTTATTCTTACGCAAGAAGAGGCGGCAAGCCAAACGCTATTTGAGATGGCAAAGCGGTATTATGATAATTTGCCAGAGCCGGTAAAGCCCATATTATCAGCATCAAATAGCAAAGAATTACATTTTGATAAGTTGGATAGTGGTTATAAGATTGGAACAGCAGGAAATAAGTCGGTAGGACGATCACAAACAAACCAATTCTTTCATGGCTCAGAGGTAGCTTTTTGGCCTAATGCTGCAGAGCATGCCAAAGGTATATTACAAACCGTCCCTAACTCTAATGGAACAGAAATTATTTATGAGTCTACCGCTAATGGTGTTGGCAATTTCTTTCATGAGCAATGGAAGTTGGCAGAAAGTGGGGAGAGCGATTTTATTCCTATTTTTATTCCTTGGTACTGGCAAGAAGAATACGCCAAAGAAGCACCAAAAGATTTCACTCTAAGTGAAGATGAAGAGCTAATGGTCGAGGCTTACAGTATAACGCCAGAGCAATTGTCATGGCGCAGGCAGAAGGTGATCGAATTAAGTGCAGGTGGCATGGATGGCGAAAAAGCATTTATGCAAGAATACCCGTTTAATGCGGTAGAGGCTTTTCAGGTGTCAGGTGGCGATGGATTAATAAAAGCCTCTCATGTGCTTAAAGCTAGAAATAATGAAGTTAATGGTAGCGGCTCTCTTGTAGTTGGTGTTGATCCGTCTAGGGGCGGCGACAGGTTTTCTTTAATCAAGAGACATGGGCGAAAAGCTTACGACCTTAAGAAGTGGAAGGACGAGGAAATAGATTCGCTTGGTAAGGCTGTATCGAAGTGCAAAGCCGTATTAGATGAAGTATGCCCAATAGCAAAGAAAAAGCCTGACATGATGTTTATTGATGCGGGTGGTGGTGCTGACTTAGTTGATCGCCTGCATGAGCTAGGCTATGAAGATAGAGTGAAGGCTATTTGGTTTGGTTCTTCACCTTTGGACGATCAGCGGTACAAGAATAAGCGCGGCGAAATATGGGGTTTGTGTAATGAGTGGCTAACAGATGAAAATTTGGAAGTACAAATACCTGACGATGACGAGCTTCATGCAGACCTAATAGCCTCTCCATATGATAGAGACTCTCATGATAGAATGGTGTTATGGCGTAAAGAGCGAATAAAGGCGAAGTATGGTTACTCTCCAGATGATGGTGATGCGCTTTGTTTGACATTCTCAGAGCCGGTTAACCAAAACCAACATATAGTAATGAATTTCAAAACTCCGTGGTGAGAAAATGCTAGATTATAAAGACATTAAAGTTGTTAATGAACAGTTAAAGCAGTCACAAGATGCTGATTCCGACCAGCGCGACATGGTTCGAGAAGAGCGTGACTTTCTTTATGTTAAGGATGGACAGTGGGATCCGCGCACTGTTGCTAAAATGGGCGACAAGTACCGAGGCACGTTTGATAAATGTAACGTGGTTGTAAACGGTATTGTGGGCGAAATGGACGCGGCAGACTTTGATATTAAGATACGCCCTAGCGGTGGTGATGCTACAAAAGAGCTAGCTAAGACCTATGATGGGTTGATTCGCAACATCGAAACCATGAGTAATGCCAGCCGTGTTTATGCAAGTGCAGGCCGCGACATGGTAGCTACTGGTCTTGGTGGCTGGGAAGTCAAAATGGATTGGATCGACGCAGATTCATTTGACCAAGACTTTGTTATTGATTGGATCCCTGACTACGTTAACCGAGTATGGTTTGATGCCGCTTCAATACAGCAAGATGCAAGCGACGCACGCCATGTTTTTATTTTGGATAATCTATCGCCTGATGAGTACGAAGAGCAATTCCCAGAAGGTTCTAAACAATCAATAGGGAGCGACAAGGCTTACGATACTTTCGAGCATAAGCCGGACTTTATTACTGTAGGACGCATTGTCTACCGCCATCCGGTATCTAAAACATTAGTTCAAATGACTGACGGCTCGGTATATGAGCGTAATGAAGAGTTTGAAAGTATTGTAGATGAGCTAGCTGAACAAGGGATCACGGTACAGCGAGAGCGTGAGAAAAAGAGCTATAAAATAGTTAGCCGATTGTTTGATGGTGGCGCTTTCTTAACTGAGCCGCAAGATACAGTGTTCAAAGATTTGCCTATTATCCCTACTTACGGCAATTTTAACGTAGCTGATGGCAAGATAATCTATAAGGGTGCTATACGTGACCTAATGGACGCACAACGGGCATATAATACGTTTAGATCAGCAGAGGTTGAGAATGTAGCTTTATCGCCTCCGGATGCGCTAATGATTAGCCGCACGCAAGCAAAAATACCAGCAGACCTTGCAGCATTTGAAAATATGTCGGTTAGTGCGCAAAGAGCTTATTTTTACACTCCAGATCCTTCGGCACCGCCACCATTTAGAGTGGGTGGCGCAGTCATTCAGGGCGGCGTACAGCAAGCAATACAGAACAGTCTTGATGATATAGCAACAACAGCGTCACGATCACCTCTTGCCAATGGCGAGGGCGGTAACGGAATGTCTGGTGTCGCTATTCAATCACTACAAAATAAAATGGATACCGGAACAATCCATTACTTTAGACCGCAAGAGATAGCTATTTGCAGAACAGCAGTGGTAATAGTTAATGCTTTGCCAGTAGCTTATGATTCAACATCGCAGAAAAGAATACTGGGCGAAGATGGCTCTTATGAAATGGTAGAGCTTAATAAAAGCGTTGTCGATCTTGAGACACAAAAAACAGTTAAATTAAATGATTTAAGCCAAGGTAAATATGATGTTACTTGTAGCGTTGGCAAAGCATTTAAGAATCGTCAGCAAGAATCAGTAGAGGCGTTTGAAAAGCTAAGCATGGCTATACCGGGCTTTGGCGAGCTTACAGCAGACTTGCAGCTTAAAAACATCGAAGCGCCGGGAGCTGATTTAGCGGCTGAGAGAATACGCGGCAGGTTAATACAAAGCGGCACTATCCCTAAGTCACAATTAACTGATGAAGAGCGCCAAGAATTACAGCAAGCTCAGCAAATGGCAGCACAGCAGCCGCCAGAGCAAACACCAGAGGATAAGATAGCAGAGGCAGAGATAGGACGCGTACAGGCTGAGACAGCCGATGTACAGGTTAAGGCGCAGCTTAAGCAGGAAGAACTACGCATTAAAGAGCAAGATAGTCTGTTAAGGGCGCAGAGCAGTGCAGATAAGCTACAGCTAGACGAATTAACCTTAATGTTAAAACAGCAAGCACAGCAGTCTAGTGATCAGCAAGCCATGAATAAGGCCATGATGGATGGCCAAGCTTCTATTATTGATAACCTTAACACTCAAGCGCAAACCTTGAAGATACTAGGTGAATCAATGGGTGCCGATGCTATTATCAGTCGTGGCGGTGCTGAGGCTTACGCGCAACAAACCGATCTAATCACTGAGCAGCAAGAAGAGATAGACGACAATAGTTAAAATTTATTAATTTGCTATTATCAATAGTTATGTGATAATGGCATTGTGGTACGCGACCATATTCGCGGCATTAAGAGAGTAAACACTATGAGTGAGCTACAAAACGATGACAACGGTCTTACATTTGATGAGCCAGTAGAGCAAGAAGCGCAAGAGATTGAGCAGATTGATGATGCTGAAACAGAGAATGAATCCGAAGTTAGCGAATCTGCGGAGTTAGCCCCCGATAGCCCTGATGAGGGTGAACAAAATACAGAAGATGGTGAAGATAGTACGCCCGATTGGTTGAAAAAGAAGATCGCCAAGCAAACTTTTGCGCAAAGACAGGCAGAACGTGAGCGAGACGAACTGAAAAAGAAGCTTGAGGAAATTGAGACTAAATCTCAACCTGTGTTATCTAAAGCCGATGTTCCCCCAATACCCGACTCGTGGGATGATAATTACGAGGCAAAAATCAGGGAACGCGACAATGCCATCATGCAAAATGCCAAGTACGAAGCTGCGGAAGCGCAACGACTACAGGCACAAGCAGAGCAACAACGAAAAATAGAGCGAGAGCAGTTTAATCGACAGCAAGAGTTAAGTGAAACTTTAGAAGCTAACAGCAAAAAGCTGGGAGTTGATAAAGCACGATTAGATAGTGCGCAACAGGTTTTGGTAAAGCAGATTCAGGATTCTAGTCGGGATATGACCGAGATTGTAGATATGCTTTTATCTGATCCAATGGGGCCATTAATGATCCAGCACTTAGCGCAAGACCAGTTAGCGATGCAAGATATTATCGACGCATCCCCGACTAAAGCAGGTGTCTTGATTGCCGAAGTTAAACAGAAAGCCGCTCGACTTAAACCAAAACCAAGTAGCGCCCCAAGCCCTGCCACAACCTTATCCGGCAGGGGATCACCGCAAACTAAACGCGATGATGACGGCACTACATTTGAATAGGAGTAGTCACTCATGGCTAACAATTTCGATAGTAATATAGAGAAGAAAGTA